TGCAATGCACTCACGAAGGCGGTCTGCTTTGGGTTTGTCCATTACTCTTAGGTAGGCATCCATTTGTTGAAACCGGGCGCGACCTTTTCGGGGCGCTGCTGGAATCCGTTAGAGTTGACGCAGCACGTCTTGTTGTCGACGGTGCTGCTTTGACCACACCCGACAACTTGACGAACGCCCTGCGCAGAGACGTTCGCTGCCAAGAAGGTCGTGTACGTCGACGCGTAGGCGCGCTTCTGGTCGGCAACATTATTCGTGTAATATGCGGCAGTCGCTTTGCGCTTCATGTATTCCGTGACTTCAGACGCACTCTTGAACTTGGCGCTCATTATATTTAGACATTCAGAATTTAGTATGGTAAGAATGGCGCCGCTTCGTTTTCTACTTGTGAGCACGCACACCGAGCAGGTGACGGGGTACTCGAAGGTTTCGTACAATCTGCTGCGGCAACTTGCGACGTTGCACCCCATCATCAAGATCTTCCACTTTGGGTTTCAGCGCTCGCCGGCGCGCACGCCGACGCCCATGCGCGCCCTCCAGAATGTCATTCAGTACGACGCTGCTGCCAACGAAGAACCGCGCGAGCAGGGGTTCGGGTTCAACAAGTTCAAAGAGTACGTCGACACCGTCACCCCCGACGTAATCATGATTTACAATGATCCCATCGTCGTCAACCAGTTTTTGAACGCCATCAAGGACACGCCAAAGACGTACAAGATCTGGGTGTATCTCGACCAGGTGTATGAGGGTGCAGACATGGGACTGCTGCGCAATATCGAGAACACTGTCGACCGCATCCTATGCTTTACCGAATCGTGGAAGGCGCACCTCAAGACGCGCCTGACGACCGCGACGCTGCCGATCGATGTCATGGAGCACGGCGTAGATCCGTTGGTGTTCAAACCTGCGTCGGACGGAGAGCGCATGGCGATCCGCAAGCAACTCAATCTCGGGATGGATGCCAAGGTGGTTCTGAACATTAACCGCAACAGTCAGCGCAAGCGTCTCGATCTCTCGATCATGGCGTTCGTGCGCCTCCTGAAGAAGAACCCCGACGTACCGCTGTACATGGTCTTTATCACGTCGGTCAAACCGGAAGGAGGTGCGTATTACAACCCCCTTATGGTCTACCTCAGCGAACTCGAGAAGCACGGTCTCGAAGCGCCCAAGTTTGGCACGCGCCTCCTCACCATCGACACGACGCCGCCCACGACATACTACAACGACGAAACCATTAATCAACTGTACAACGCCTGCGACATAGGTATCAACACCGCGAACGGCGAGGGGTTTGGTCTCTGCCAGTTGGAGCACCTCGCGTCGGGAGCGCCGCAGGTCGTTTTGGATTTGGGGGGATACCGCGCCTTCATGAACGAGGAGGTGGCGGCGTTTGCTCCGATTACATCCTACGAATATATGCAGCAGGGTGCGGGCGTGGGTCTCATTGAGCATACGTCAACGCCCGAACTGGTGTGCGAGGCGCTCGAGAAGGCGCTCAAGATGCTCGAGAATCCAGAGACCCGCGAGAAGTGCATCAAGGTCGCCAAGAACCGCCCGTGGTCCAAGATCTGCGACGCCTTTTTGGAGTCCATTATTACGACGAAATCCCCGTGAAGTGGCAATTAAATGTAAGAGTTGTATAAATGCCCCGGACAGTCAAGGCGAAACGGAGCGACATAAATAGGGATGCGATCAGGAGGTTTCTTCATATACGCACGAAACGATCGACGAAAAAATACACAGGTCGCAGTTCGCCGGCATACTCTGCAAACGAGCATTGTGGAAAAATAAAAAAGGGAAATGACGGGAAAATGTACATTTCCACGCCCGACAAGAACAATGTGTGCAGGTGGAAGAGGGTTACGACGAAATCCCCGTAAAGAACTGGATGCTGGTAGGCGTCAACGTCCCGATACGCAGCAAACGACTGGCGTCTCCGAATGCGGGTTCGTCAAACACATCTTTGGAATCGGGGTCTACGAGGAACACAATGTCCTTGATTTTTATGCGCTGGAGACGGCGTGAGCGCTTGACAATGTTGCGGAGATAGGTTTCGTCGCGCTCGTCGTCTTTCAGGTTGGGTTTGTACGCGAGGTCTTCGCCCTTGGTAGTGGAATCAAAGCGCAGGCATTGAAGAACGGGTTTTTCGCGACTATGGAGTTTACGATGAATTTCACAGTCGACGGCTGCTTGTTTAATGAGTTTGGAAATACCTTCGGTGATTTTGCCTTTTTCGTAGGAGACTTCGTAGAGAAACTCGTCGCTGGACAGGAACGCTTCGGGAGCGCGAGCACCTTCTTCGCCCGGCGGCGCGTCGTAGCGCTTGGTGCGCGTGTCTGCGCGCCGGATGGGCACAATGTTGAAGGCGGTTACGGATGTTGCTTGCTCCTTTGAGAATACAGACAGGTAGAAGGATATCTGAATAGTGCGCTCTTCTTGAGGAATGGTTTGGTCGACAAACGTGCTGCCGGACTGGAGAATTTGGCGGGTCGCGTGGGAGCAGAGGCGAATGCCGCGCCCGATGACCTGATCGTGGCGCGCAGGATTCCAATGGGGTTCGGTGATGTGTAGACGGCGCACGTTTTTCAAGTTAATACCCTCGGCGCCCGACGAGGTCGCCATGAGAATGCAGAGCAGGTGCTTGCCGCCGCGGAGCATCATGCTCTCGAAGAGCGAGGTTGCTTGTTCGGGATACTTTGACTGAATGGACTTGTAGTCTTCGTTAAAGATGCAGCGCACGAGTTCCTTCTCGATGGGATCTTCGTTGCCGGTATACATTGCGTAGGCGGGTTTGGTGGGGTCCATGTCGGGACTTTCTGAATACTTGCCGCCCTTGTATTGGAACCTATAGCGCTGGTATCCGTTGGCGTCGAGGATGGCGCTCAAGATGCCGAGACCCTCGAGTTCCTTGTATTGCGAGTAGATGAACTGGTTGTTGAACCCTTCTTCTTTAATGTTGGCGAGCATCTTGCGCATCTTGGGGGAATACACGGCGAGACCGGCGTCGCGGAGATACTTGTCGGGGTTGGCGCGCAACCTGTCTAGAATCACCGACTTGTCTGCTTCTTTATTTTCGTCCTGAATATCCTCCTGATCCCCCAGCAACTTGCGGAGGTCGAGCGGGACGGCATAGTTGCAGACGAGGCGGGACAGGACGCGGTAGTAGGAAAAGTCGTCGTTCAGTCCGCCGCTGGAAGATTTCTTACTTTCTGCCTGAATCTCCTTCCACCGGCGCTCGAGGTATACATTAAACTGCTCGTCCGACATTTCAATCTTTTCGAGCATCTTGGCGTCCTCGATGCGCTTGGGTAGCATGCGCTCGTCGCTGCCCTTGTAATACGACACAAGACCCTGAATGCGCTTCTGAAAAAGAAGAGCATTCTTGACGTTCAGTCCGTCGATGAAGGTGTTCATGAACTCGGCAAAGTTGGTGGGCAGACATTCGAGGTATTCCGTGTTTACATACTCGCGCGCGGCAATGACTCCGCCGGGAAAGGTGGTTCCAAACGTGGGGCGCACGCTCGATTCGACCCAATCCTTGTTATTTTTGAATTCGAGCGTCTCGTCGTATTTGACGGCAATGCGGTCGCCTTTGGCGCTGTAGACTGAGCGAAAGTGGGGAGGGTTGCGCGTGATCTGAATCGTCCGTTTCACGCTATTGAACTCGACGCCGTCCACTTCGGGCATCTTTTGAAAGTATGTCTTCATGCCCGCCTCGTCCCATGTAGGCATTTCTTTGACCGGAATCAGAATGCGCTCAATGGGTCCGCGCAGCAAATTCATAAAGTAGGCGATCTCGTTGGGGCGGTTAATAACGGGCGTGCCCGAAAGGAGCACAACCTTGCAGTCCTTTGCATAGTAAACGGCGTCGTAGAGTCGCTTGCCGATTGGCGACTCGCTGATGACGCGCGAAATCAAGTTGTGCGCTTCGTCGACGATGACGACCGAATTATCAAACTTGGAGGCGATGCGCGGATCGTCTTCGGGCAGCAAGACTTTGACGCTTTCGCCGGTCAGACCGTTGTAGTTGATAAAGGTGTAGCGGGTGTCGATGAGGGCAGAAATTTGGGCGTCAATTCCGCGGCGCACGTCGAGGGGCAGGGTGTTGTAATTGGACTCTTTGCCAGGAACCGTCACGAAGTAGCGCCCCTGCTTGCGCAAAAATTCGTCGGGGATGCTCATAGCGAGCGCGGGACCCTTGTCGGCGCGGTTATGGATCACGCGGGTCTCCCAGAAATTGTTGTTCATGTAGATTGGGTTGCCGCAGGTGCGCAATTCCTGTTTAAAGTTTTCCTGCAGCGACGCGGGGAGGAGGACGTAGATCTTTTTATTGTTGAGCAGGGACTCTGCGACGCCGATCGAAGAGCAGGTCTTGCCGCTGCCGAGACCGTGGTATACGAGGAGACCGCGGTAGGGCGATTCGAGCATCAAGTAGTCGCGCACGAGTTTCTGGTAGGGCAGCAGTTCGCGATTCTTTGCAGAACTGCGCGTCAAGCATACGTCCACCCCCTCATCGTCGTCCGACTTGTCGAGACTGCGATATTTCAGATAAATGCGGGCGATATAGTCCGCAAACGCCTTCCGGTTCGGAAGAGCAAACGCCTGTCCGTCTGGAGCAGCAGCGGCCATTGTATCGAGAACGCAAATAAAATGCGCACTCGATACAATGTTTACATCTATGAAAACTGCGCTGGACGGCGATCCGCGCGTGTGGATGGTGACGCTGTATCTCTTTCTCGTCTCGGCACTGCTGTATTTCAAGCCGCCGCTGGTTTTCGACGGCGGCAGAGTGCGCGACTTTGGGGCGGGCAAGAAGGAGTCTACGGTCTTTCCCCTCTGGTGGTGGATCTTTGTCCTCGCAGTCGTCTCGTATCTTGCAGTGCACTATCTCATGGAGTAACTGCTACCGGTTCGGCAGTCGCCACGACCGGTGTCACTGCGGGTGTGCTTTCTTGTGCGGCATTGACCTTGGCGTCCTCTTCCTTCTTCCTCCGAATCGCCGCAAGTCTCTCGCGGAACGCCTGCGCCTCGTCGGGCGTCGCCACGCAAATGTGCTGAACAGAGTCCGAATAGAGGGTAATCACGCCCATAAGAGATACTAATGCAATCATATACCCAATGGACGCCCACGAATACTGAAACACTTCGTCAAACTTGGTGCGCAAGTAACCCACGGTGCGAATGAAAATCCACGCGAGAAGGGGGTATAGCGCCCACGTTGCAGCATACCAGGATGTCTTGGACGGATCCAATTTCCCGCACGCGCTATACGAGAACAGGGAAGAAAGACCAATACCAACTGCGAAAAAAACAACGTATATTCCGCCACTTATCGCGAGAATGACGGGTATGTCTCTATACAAATTCGACTCCATTACTCATTGGGAAGACGAACTTCGACGGTTTCTACAATCGCGGCGAGATCGCGCAAGACGGCGCTTCGTTGCACGTATTGGGGTCGCGTAAGTTTCGCACATTCGTCGAGGGACTTCCATGCGATCGCGGACACTT